CAACATACGTAACTCAAGGCCGCTAGCGTCACAACCAACAAGTACGTTACCATCTTCTACCGTCCAACATTGTCTACATTCCTTTCCGTATGGAGAACCTGAGTTAGGGATCTGAGCCATGTTAGGGCTACTGTGTGTCATACGACCTGTCACAGCACCGTTGGTGATGACTCTACCGTGTACTCTACCGTCCTTACCTACAGCATCCATCCAAGATTCTACCTGAGCTACTCGTTTCTGTAGCATCAAGTATTCAGCGATGATCTTAGCTTCAGGGAAGTCTAAGGCTACAAGCACTGCTTCGTCTACGATGGGCTGACCAGTAGGTGTGAACTTCTTAGGCTTCCATCCTAGCTCAATTAGCTTTTCCCCGATCTGCTGTCTGCTTGCTGGATTAAAGGTAATTGTCTCATCCTTGAGTCTTTTTCCTGTCTTCTCGGAATATCGTTCCTTGGTGATGGGAGGCCACTGCTCCTGCATCTGCTCATAGATTCCTGCCATCTTTCCTTTGAGGTCAGCAAGTAAGCAAGTTGCGTAGATTGTGTCAAGTTTGAATCCATTGCGTTCCTGTTTAGCTATGATGCTTGCTACTTGGTGTTCGAGGGTAACAGACTCTTGAGAAAATCCTTTAGATTCGAGATCACTACAAAGACGCACAAAAAGATCCCGTAGAACAGCAACATCACGTACGCAGTAATGCTCAAGCAAGCTAGGAATAGGTTTATCAAAAGCTTCACCAGAGTATTCTTCAGGTCGACCAACCATCCAAGACCAAACTTTTCCATAATCAATCTTTTCCTTTCCTAGTTCGTTTCCCCATGCCTCTAGAGAGTGTCCCTTCTCCCTCGTCGGCTCTAGCAACCTTGACACTACGAGAGTATCGTAGCCCTGCTTCAAGCCAATCTTCGTCCCCCATAGCCTGTTCAAGATCGGGAAGTCGAAGCCTATTCCGTTGTGGGCCACTATCAATGTAGCGTCCTTTAAGTAGTCCCATAGGCCGTTTGGAGCTTTCCATACTCTTACTTCCCCTGTGTCAATGTCCTGAGTAACGGTTAAATGGATCGTAGCGTGATCCAAGGTCGTTTCTATGTCTAGCGCAACTCTCATGTTCTGCTTTCAGTTTTTCGTAGGAGTCTATCAGGGTTTGATACTTGTCTTGTAGTTCATAGAACTTAGTCTCTAAGTCCATGAGTCTACCAACTAAGCGTTCGTAATTATCTATCATACGCCACTCCGTTTGCTGCTTTACGCTCCTTATACCACTTCACAGCAGCTATCCAAGCAGCAGACACAGCAGGTTGTCCATTCCAAGGTTCAAAAGGTAATCCGTACTCTTTAGCCCACTTGAGATAAGCTTCCTGAGTCTCTTTATCCCACATATCTTTTATGTCGTGTTCGTTAATCACTTTCAATTCCTCCTCGACGATAATGGTCAATTAGAAGTCCCAAGATCTTAGCAAGTTCTACATTACCTTCGATATAGGCTTTGCGTTCCTGCTCTTTAAGTTCTCTCAATGTCATACGCTCACTCCGTTCTTGCTCATTTAATCTTCTCCAAAGTTGATAACCACTCTTCAAACTTCTTGTCAATCTCTGAGGGTTTAGCCCTTTGTGTACGTTTCTCGATCTTCTTAGGAACGTAAGGCTGTTTAACCATCTTAGTAGGCCACACAAGCTCTTCAGCAGTGTACCACGGTGCGTTAGGTGCTAGGATAGTTTTCATTTGAGATTTATGAAGAGTCCAACTTGTGCAATAGAGTAACCAAGCCAGATAGCCATGTTACTGTATTCCCCTTTTAAGCCTTGGAGTACACCGACTACAGCGTAACCAATGCCTGTACTACCTACGATCATCATCTCAATCATACGCTCACTCCGTTCCTGCTCATAGTTCCTCCATCACAACTTCATACATTCTACCAGTATCTAAGTCATACTTCAATGAGCAAGCAGGGCCAGTAAGACCGTTATATCTATTCTTTGCTACTGCTACTTTAGTTGTATGTCTTACACTGGCGTCAGGACTCATTGAGTTACGCTCTAGAGTAATCACTGCATCAGACAACTGAGCGATAGCACCTGAGCCTCGCAGTTGAGACAAAGACACTGCCTGACCATCTTCGTGGCCTTTGTCGCTGTTAGGTCGCTTCAAGTGAGACACGCAGATAAGTGTAATCTCTAGTTCTTGAACCAAAGTCCTGAGTCTAGTCATCAAGACGTCAATGCTCTTGCGCTCATCTCCCCCATCCATACCAGAGATAATAAGACTAATGTGATCAAGAAATATGACCCTACAATCACAGGCTTTGGCCATGTATCGCAAACGATTAAGAACGTTATCAATAGCAAGGGAGCCGAAATGATCAAACAGAAAAATCCTATCAGTACCAAGAGTAGCATCGAAAGCATCTTTTAACTCCTCTTCTGACACTGGGGTGTCTGGCAGGTGCAGCTTTTTGTTTGCATGGAGAGACATAACGCTTCTAGCAGTTTTTCGTACTGATTCCTCCAGAAACATTCCTCCGATGTTCCAGTTGGTTGTGTTGAGGATGTTGAAGAGGATTTCACGGAGGAACTGACTTTTACCGAGTCCTGAGCCTGCTGTAACCGTGATGAGTTCAGCTCGTCGAAGTCCGTAGAGGAGATCATTGAGGCCTTTGAACGGATAGAAAGCCTCAGCTGCTGGTTCCGGAGTATTGACTGTTGACCATAGGGAAGACGCTGCCACAATTCCGTCGGGCACATAAGTCTCAGCTCTCCACCATTGATTAACAAATTCAGTTGTTCGTCCGTTACGGAGATAGTCGCAAGCATCTTTGAAGTCCTTTAAGTGTTTAACAATCTTACATTTGCTACCGAAGAGTTCAGCTACCTCATTGGAAGCCTTAATCCCCGCATCATCTGCGTCGAAACAGATCACAATCTCCGCAAAGCTATCTAAGTATTCGTAGTTAGCCTTACAGTCCTTCAATGCTGCTGAAGCACCGTTACGGATAGACACAACAGGCCACTTGCTACCTGTCATCTGATAGGCCGCTAGAGCGTCTAATTCGCCTTCACAGAGGGTGATGTACTTACCCCCTTTAGCGAATAGCTGTTGACCAAATAAGGCCGCTTGTGACCAGCTACCCTCTACATTGAAGTTCTTCAGTTCAACGTGACGCACCTTAGCAGCTACCTCCTTACCATCTTGGTCAAAGTAAGGATAGTAATGCTTTGTAGCATCTTGTCGTACACCGTAGGCCTCACAGGTCTGCTGTGTAATCCCTCGATCAGGGATAGCCTTAATCTCACCAATCTTGCTGCTAATCATAGGTTTTACTTTCGATTTGGTAGGTACATCCTGATAAGTACCGTCACTTACGTAACTTGCGTTACTTTCATAGTGGTTGCACACATGGCAGTAGGTATGCCCGTCATCGTAAAGACTGTTGCCGTCTGAGGAACCACAGGCTTCACATGGTATGTGTTTCAAGAACTTTGAAGCGATTTTGACATTAGAAGTCTGGATCGTCATGTAGAATCCTTTCAGCAAGACCACATTGGTCACATACACGATAAATCCCGTTAGGTGCTACATACATAGTATCAACACCTCCACAACGTAGGCATCGTAAACTGTCATCATCTTCTTCCTCGTCCTCTACTTCTTCTGTAGCTTCTTCTTCTAAGTCTCTACCAGTGACTTCGTCACGTTGAAAGATAGCATCCCAACGCTTGTTGTATTCGTCTTGAGATACGCTGAATGGGCGAGGGCTTGAACCTTTACCGCCATCTGATTTACTGCTCATAATAATCTTTCTCCTTTTACGCCAACCAAGGGCAGGTTTAAACATTGTTTAATTTCTTCCACTCTAAGATAAGCCTTTGAATGTCCACCAAAGTGCCCTCAGAGGTCGTTTTGTTGGCTAGCCACACTTCCAAATCATCCGCTATCGTTTCAAGCGTGTAAAAGGCTTCTACGGCCTTCTGTGAGCACTTGTATGCGTGAGCATCTTGTGCGTTGAACAAGTCATATTCAATAATAGCCTTCATTTGAGACTCACTTTCAACAAAGTTAATACAAAAATACACAAGCTCATTATCATGTCTTTTTCTCCGCTTCGAGAATGTCAGATAACACCTGTTGCCAGCCGTAGATGGAGATTAACTCAGCTACATCTTGGATAGTAAAGGTGTAATGGGCTTCTTCGTTGAATACCCAATCGTCTACCTCTTTGTCTGTTGCACCGTATTCATTCATAGTTCTTTCTCCAAGGGTACATCTCGCCATTCACTGTCCGTTTTACCAGCAACTATGTCGGTGATGTCCGCTTCCCATAGCTGCTGAAGGACACGGATTGTTCTTCCAGTATTAGCCCCAAGATAATCAGGTTGGGCCCGCTCAACAAAGCGTAGTTTAGGTGTTGGTGTCATATTTTTTTACCCTTTCTTAAATCAATACCATTGTATTCTGCTAC